ACAGTTAGCCCTAACTCAGCACCAAACGGTGTAAGAGTCTTTAATATTCTGGCATCACTTTCTGATCCTGAATATAAAGGTGTTGCACAGTACGCTGGTTAAGTGTAAACTTTAACTTCAAGGGGAGCGGTATTCGCCATATCGCTCCCCATTTAACAAACGCATGAGAGGCAATGAAAACTATGCATTATTACAAAACCACAATACGTTTAGCCGGAAGCACAATGAACGAAGTACAGAAGATTCTTTCTGCACCTGAGTTTTTAGTTCTACAATTTATTCATGGTGGTGACGCTATGACTAAGGTCGAAGAAGTCAGAAATGAAAAGGTAAATCATGTCGAAGAAAAGAGCCGCCTGAAAGGTTCTTATGAAATGGCCTTGGTGAAACAAGATCAATCTATCGACAGTATATTTGGGGCATTGGGTAGATTACCTGAACGTCTTCCAGAGGAAATGCTTGAACATTATGGTCTTGACGAAGATGGCCTTGAAGCGATTGACATATCTAAGGATGAGTTATTAAATATAGCCAGCAATGGTAAAGTTGACAAATTCTCAGATGGTGCAGTTAGAGATCAAGCATCTATTGATAACGAACGAGTGCAATCGACAGAAAATGTGAATGTGGCTGACCTTATGAGGTAAGTCGATATGGCTCTGAATACACAACTATTAGATTTAATAGCTCAATTAAGAGCCGAGACAGGACGTACTCAACATGTATCTGTCGGCATTGACGAGGTTGAAAACCACAAGAAACAGCTCCAGCGTATGCAGGAGACATTATACGATAAGTATGATTGGCCTCACTTAATTGTCGACAGAACCATCACACTCGCTGCAGGGCAAAGATATTATGATTTCCCATCAGACTTACCTTTTGATAATTTAGAAGATATTAAGCTCCAATATAACAATGTCTACCAGGACATTAATCGTGGTATAAACTTATATGATTTTTCAGCATTTGACAGCAACAATGACGAGAGATCGTCACCTGCACTCAAATGGGATATTAAGAACACAGGTACACCTCAAATTGAAGTGTGGCCTATTCCCAATGATAATATCCAAACATTATACCTCAGAGGTGTTAAGAGGTTAGGTCCTCTAATTCAGGAGGCTGACACAGCTGACCTAGATGATCACTTGATTGTCCTATTTTTAGCATCAGAGATTCTTGCCAATCAAAAGTCAGCTAGAGCTAAATCAGTATATGACCAAGCAGTTGACCGATTAACCACATTAAAAAAGAACAGTCAGAAGAAATCAAAAATGATCCAGGTCGGGTTGGGTGGACCTCCATCTCAACGTGGTGGTGGTGTTAAAATTATTGTGAGTTAGATATGGCATATATTCAACTTCAGGATTTTCGACTAGGAATGGATCGGAGTAAAGTTTCCAGAGTTAACTCGAAGTTGGGTTCTGCGTGGACGATCAAGAATGGTCATTTAACTCGTGGTGGTGATATCGAAAGACATAAAAAATTCGTCAAAATAGGTGATGATTTTCCAGCAACCACCAAAGGTCTTTTCGCAATTAATGATACACTTTATACCGTTGGGTATGATGCATCTGAGGCTGGTAATGTACCAGCAGGTGTTACACATATTCTTACTCAGCATCCTACTCCGACAACGGCACTTACAGCTGTCCTCGATGGTGAATCATTTGATGGGAAGCTGTACTCTATTTCCCGTTTTTCTGATGGTAATATTTACCATTTTTACCAGTCTGTTCGTGTGACTGATTGGGATATATTGGCTGTCAGCATCGGTTCAAACAATGCTGTAGCTTCAGCGTTAGAGGCAGCTATTGATAACTCAGCAGTTTCCAGCGCAACCGTATCTACAAATGTTGTTACAGTTACTGCAGATGATGCAGGAACACCTTTTACTATAACAACACAGGCAATTAATAACGGATCAGTTAATGACCAAACCCTTACTGTGGTTGAAGCTACAGCCAATGTGGTTGGTGTAACTGAAGTGGTTTCGTCTGTGGATATTGAAGTTACAGGTGGTACAAACTCACCAGGGGTGAATAAATTTACAACTCTGACAATTGATGGTGTGGATGTGTTAAATGGTGCTGTTGATTGGGTAACGTCCAACAGTACGACTGCTGCTGCCATCAAAACACAGTTAGACGCACATACATCAGCACCAGAGTATGATGTGGCTGTTAACGGTCCTATCGTAACTATATCCGCAAAAGCAGGTACTGGTGCAGCTCCAAATGGATTTGTAGTGGTTGCTGGTGTTGCTGGTGATGTTACAGTCACAGCAGGTGCTTTAATGGCTGATGGTGTAACAGCCGTATCAGCAGTTGCCCAAGTAACTGAAATAACTGTTGGTGGTACATTTGAAACTGCTGATCAATTTATCGTTACAATCAACACAACTGAAATTTACACAGTAACTGGAGCTGCTTCAGGTACTGGTACAACAGCACTCACGTTCAAATCTAAAATATATAGTGTGGCATCATCCAACTTATATTTCTCAGCATTAACAGCTCCCACACAATGGATAGCAGGTATAGATTCAGGATTTATCAATATGGCTTCCCAATCTGGTGGTCAGGATACATTGACAGCAGCGGCTGAGTATCAAGGTCTGATGGCTATATTTTCTAAAAATTCAATCAGAATATGGTCTATTAGTGAAGATTCTGCGGCTAACGTGAACCTCCAAACATTACAAAACACAGGTACAGTAGCCCCTAAATCAGTTATTTCATATGGTGATAGCGATGTATTCTATCTGGATTACACAGGTGTAAGATCAATCAAGGCTCGTGATAGTTCAAACATAGCCAACGTATCTGATGTGGGCACAAGTATTGATACCCATATTAGGGCGTTCCTAGATACCTTGACCGATGCTGAGATAGATTTAGCTGTTGCCATCATCGAACCTTTAGATGGTCGTTATTGGATCGCTATAGCAGATAGAATTTATGTATTCTCATATTTCCCATCTAAGAAAATTTCAGCATGGTCATATTACGATTTAGATATAACAATTACCCACTTCGCTAAAGTTGGTAACAAAATATATGCTAGGGGAACTGATTCCTCCGGTGATGATGGGTTGTATTTATACGGTGGTACAAACGGTGATACTTATCCAGGAGTTGATGAGAGTATTGTCACAATCGAACTACCATATATGAGTGCAAATGACTATGCATCGTTTAAAGACTTGCAAGGTTTCGATATTATTGCTACAAATAACTGGACAGTTGAGCTGTTACCTGACCCTAGTGATGACACTGTAAAAGTACCACAGGGTATAGCCACAGGTACAACACTTGGAGAACCAAGGTATGGTGTGGCAGGTGTAGCAGCTCTATTTGCAGTCAATCTTACCTGCAACTCAGCAGGACCGGCAACGATGTCAGCACTCGCCATGCATTACAATAGTAAATTCGAGGACGGATAGTATGTGTGGAAGTAACCCACCAAAAGATAATTCAGCAGAGATAGCTAGAAAAGCTGAAGCAGAACGTCAGGTTCGCATAGGTGAAGGTCAGACAAATATTGACAATGCTTTCACTGGCTTTAATGATGATTTCTACAAGAGTTATCAAGACGATTATCTTGGTTATTACCAACCACAACTAGAAGATCAGTATGGTGATGCTCGTAAGCGTCTAACCCTACAACTAGCTAAAACAGGTAATATGAAATCCTCAGCTGGCCTTAAACAACAAGGTGATCTTGCTGAATTCTATGGTAAACAGAATACTGGTATCACAAACAAGGCTCTTGAGGCTGTGAATAGTCTTCAAGGTAATGTAGATAGCCGCAAATCTCAGTTATATAGTGATAACAGAGCTGCGTCTGACCCTGGTAACGCTTCAGCTGCTGCAGCATCTGCTGCGACAGCATTGCAAGCACCAGCACCTACTAGCCCGTTAGCAAATACGTTTTCTGAATTCTTCAGTAATTTAGGTAATTCAACAGCAATTTATAACCAGAACAAATCTTACGATAACCTTGGTGTTCAGAGTTATGGTGGAAATTCAGGGAGTGTGAGTTATCATCCATAATGATTGGTAGAATAAGAAAAGCTAGTATTTTTGATGTCACATATATGTCAGAGAATGCACGACAGGCAGACAAGGATGAGGCTCTCTTATTATCTGGAAGAACGTTAAAAGAATCTTTTGGTGCTACACACAATCTGTATGACAACGCTTACGTTTGGGAATATAACGGTAAAGTGATGTGTATATACGGTGTAGCTGATCAGGGTGATAAAGTAGGTGTATTATGGTTCTTAGCTACTGAAGAGTTTGACGGGTTTAAGAACCACAGAAGTTTAATAAGTAAAAAAAGTAAAGAAATATATGAAGGTTTGATTGAAGGTTATGATTATCTGTTT